ACACGACGTAACGATTTGCTTTCTTACCGTCGATAAAGATACTTACGAAACGCTTTCGTATATGGCAGGCGGCGAAGTTCCAATGGGCGCAGTAATGGGCCTTATGGGCGCGGTTAATTTTGAACCGTCGTTGAAAGACGTTGTTATTCGCGACAGCAAAGAACTTCGTTTGTTCAACGTCGAAGAATTGAACCCTAACGGGCAAACGATACTTTATACAATGGTTTTCCGATGACAACGACATATAGCGGCGCAGCCGACGAAATCAACGGGGCTTTTTGGCAAGTCTGGAATGCTGCCGAAGTTTCTTCGCTTGTCGGTTATGCACCCGATGTTCGTTGGCCTATGGTCGAAGAACCCGCCGAACCTGATTCCTCAAAGTATTGGGCGCGCGTTTCAATTCAAACCGTATTTGAAGAACAAACGGCGCTTGCCGGAAGTGATACAAAGCGACGTTACACGGCTTCGGGTTTGGTTTTTGTGCAAATCTTTTGCCCCAAGTCTATTTCTAATTCTGGCGAAATTGGCCGCAAATTGGCCGAAATTGCCCGCAAGGGTTATCGCGGCAAATCAACGCCGAATAAAGTTTGGTTCCGAAACGTAAGGATTAACGAACTATCGCCCGAAAACTTGTTTAATCGGTTTAACGTCGTTGCCGAATTTGAATACGACGAATTAGGTTAAAGGAGTTCGCCAAATGGCTAACAAAATTGATTCGAACATTACCGGCCTTGCATTCGCGGAAGAAACGACGCTGAAAACGCTTCCGGGTACGCCCGTTTGGTACGGGCTGGAACCCAACAGCTATTCGGATTTCGGCGGCGAACTTTCGACCGTTGCGCGTGCGCCTATCGACCCTTCGCGGCAAAACAAGAAAGGTACGATTACCGACCTTGACGCTTCGGGCGGTTTCAATATCGACTTTACGAAGTCGAACCTTACGCGCTTGCTTCAAGGCTTCTTCTTTGCCGATGCGCGCGAACTGCCGAACACGAAGGCGCTTAACGCCGCAGCCGTCGCGCTGACTAGCGTTAATTCCGGCACGAAGACCTACGCCGCCGCTTCGGGCCTTGGCGTATTCGCAGCCGGTCAAATCGTTTTGGCTTCGGGCTTTTCCAACGCTGGCAACAACGGTATTAAAACCGTCGCTTCTTCGACCGCTGGAACGGTTGTCGTTAATGAAACGCTTATTGACGAAGCCGCCCCGCCCGCCGCTGCAAAGCTTCAAACCGTAGGCTTCCAGTTCGCAAGCGGCGATATTTCGATGGCCGTTACGTCTGGCATTCCGTCGCTTGTCGCTACCGCCGCAGACTTTACGACCCTGCCGGGCCTGATTCCGGGCCTTTGGGTCTTCATTGGCGGCGATGCTGTGGGAACGACCTTCGCTAATAATGTGGGCTACGCGCGCATTAAGTCGATTGCCGCAAAGGCTATCGTTTTCAACGATACGACCTTTACCCCGGCGACCGAAGCCGGTACGGGCAAAACGATTCGTTTGTTCGTCGGTACTGTAATTAAGAACGAAAAAACGCCGTCGCTTATCAAGCGCCGTTCGTACAACATCGAACGCCAGTTGGGAAGCGGCCCGACTTCGACCCAAGCCGAATACTTGGAAGGTGCGGTAGCGAACGAATTTACGTTGAACATTCCGCAGGCTGACAAGCTGAACGCCGATTTGTCGTTTGTTGCTTGCGATAATACCCACAAATCGGGCGAAGCTGGCGACGAAATCAAGTCGGGAACCCGCGTTTCGGCACTTGGCGAAGATGCGTTTAACACTTCTTCGGACATTTACCGAATCAAAATGTCGGTTATCGACCCGGCTTCGTCCAATCCTTCGGCCTTGTTCGGTTACGTTTCCGAAGCGACCGTTTCCATTAACAACAACGTTACGCCGAACAAGGCCGTCGGCATTCTTGGCGCATTCGACACAACGGCGGGTAACTTTGAAGTCGGCGGTTCCATTACCGCTTACTTTACGACGGTTTCGGCTGTTCGCGCGGTTCGTCAAAATGCCGACGTTGGCTTGTCTGTTATCGGCGCTTCAAAAAACGCCGGTTTTGTGTTCGATATTCCGTTGCTTGGCCTTGGCGGCGGTCGTCTGGCCGTCGAAAAAGACGCGCCGATTACCGTTCCGCTTGAACCGGCAGGCGCGGAAAACCCGAACGGCTATACGATGCTTTACGAAGCGTTTTCGTATCTGCCGAATGTGGCAATGCCTAAGTAATTGCGGTATCATTAAAGGGCCGGGCGTTCCGGCCCTTTTCCTAAATTTCGAAGGAGTTAAACAAATGTCGCTTTATAAACAATTCGCTACGAACAGCGAAAAAGAAATGGAAGGCGTCGAAGTTCAAATGACCGAAGCCGAAAACGAAGACGGTTCGATTCCGACTTTCGTTGTTTCGCGCATGGGCAAGTCGAACAAGCGTTATTCGAAGGCGTTGGAAGCCGCAACCCGCCCTTATCGTCGTCAAATCGAACTTGGAACGATGAACAACGACAAGGCCGAAGAAATCTTTATGGGCGTCTTCGTCGATACCGTCTTGAAGGGCTGGAAGAACGTTCGCGGCGAAGACGGCAAGCCGCTGGAATTCAGCAAGGCCGCAGCCGTGAAGCTTTTTACCGACCTGCCGGAAGTGTATGAACGTTTGCAGGAAGAAGCCAAGTTGGCTTCGAACTTCCGCGATAACGCTTTGGAAGAAGAAGTAAAAAACTAAACGAAGTTTTGGCGTATCTGTTGGAACTTGGCCCAATCGAACAGACAATAGCGAAACAGGCGATGCGCGCCGGGCAACCAATACCCGACCGCATCGCCAACGCGCCGGAACTTCAACAGGGCTTGCAGTTGTATATGCAAGCCTTTTTTGATTTGGATTGCGAACGTTCGCACGCTATGGCCCCGACCGCTATTCCGTGGTCTAGCGTGCAAGACTACGCAAGGGCTTTTGAGTTCGACGAAGAACAAACGGAAGATTTGCATTTTTTCATTCGTAGAATGGACGGCGAACACCTTAAACGGATTTCGGCGAAAATGGAAGCAAAACAAAAGGCGAAGTAATGGCAAAAGGCTTATTGGATTTGGCGACAAGTTTAGAAAAGAAGGCTAAGGCAATCGACGAAGCCGCGTCTAAACTTGCCGTCGATACGGCCTTAACCATCGTCGGCGACTTGGCATTTAAAACGCCTGTCGATACTTCGCAAGCTTTGTCGAACTGGATTGTAACACTTGAAACGCCTTCGTCTGACAAAATCAAGCCGCATTTTCCGGGCGAAGGCGGTTCAACTCAAAAGGCAAGCGCAGCCGAAACAATGAACAACGCCCGCGCAATTCTGGCAAAGAAAAAGCCCGGCCAGAAAATTTATATTACCAATAATTTACCGTATATCCGCCGATTGAATGACGGATATTCAAAGCAAGCCACGGCGGGGTTTGTTGAACGTTCCGTTTTAATCGGTCGCAAAATGCGCAAGAATTTTAAGATAAAGGGCTAAGAAATGGCAGACGAAAATATTAGCATCGAAATTGCCGATAAGGTTTCGCCTTCTATTTCGACGAAGCTTAATCGAATCGCAACCGAAGCCCGAAGCGCCGACGCCGCCGTTAAGAACTTGCAAACCCAACTTGCCGCAATCAATGTCGGCGGGTTGTCGCAACTTATAAACGCATCGGCCAACGCTACGCGCCAGCTTCAAGCCGGGGCCGTCGCCGCGCAACGTCTGGCAACCGAACAACAGCGAACCGCTACCGCAGCCGCCCAAGCCGCAGCCGCGCAACAGCGGGTCACTACGGCAACGACGCAGGGGCAGACCGCAGCGCAGAACCTAGCCGCAGCAACGGCCCGCGCAAGTACCGCGCAGGCCCAAGGGCAGGCCGCAGCGCAACGGCTGGCAACAGAACAGCAACGGACGGCAACAGCCCAAGCGCAGGCCCAAGCCGCAGCCGACCGGGCTGCTTTGGCGGCGCTGCGGCTTCAACAGGCGCAAAACCGCGTCGCCCAATCTTCCAGCAACGCCGCGTCGTCGATTATGTCGTTCGTTCGGGCGGCTGCGGGTATTGTGGGCGTCGGTCTTTCGGCGAATGCAATTCTTGGCGCTGCCGATGCTTATACGACATTGCAAAATAAATTGCAAAACGTATCGGATAGCGCAAAACAAGTTGATGAAATTACGAACCGTTTGTTTGAAACGGCGAATCGAACCCGCACGCCTGTTCAAGAAACGGCGCAGGCTTTTACACGCTTCGATATGGCGTTGAAAAACCTTGGCAAGTCGCAAGACGATTCGTTGCGTCTTACCGAAACGGTTAATAAAATGCTTGTCGTATCCGGCGCAACTTCTACCGAAGCCGGTTCCGCATTGCTGCAACTTTCGCAAGCGTTTAACAAAGGCAAGCTAGACGGCGACGAATTCCGTTCGGTAATGGAACTAATGCCGAACGCTGCTGACGCAATCGCTAAGAAATTGGGCGTAACGCGCGGCGAACTGTTGAAGCTTGCGCCCGAAGGCAAGATTACCGCGCAAGTTATGTTCGACGCTTTTTCGGCTGCGGCAACCGGCATTGATGCAAAATTTGCAAAGACGGTGCCCACATTGTCGCAGGCAATGACTGTTCTTAAAAACAGCGCGACGCAAACTTTCGGCGAAATTGACAAGTCGCTAGGCATTACGGCTGGCATTTCGAAGGCAATTATTTTCCTTTCGGAAAATATGAAGGCGCTTGCCGTAGTTTTGGCCGTTGCTGGCGCTGCGCTGTTGGTAGCGTTCGGCCCGGCGCTGTTAGGTATGCTTGCGGCTGCAACCGCCGCCGTTTGGACATTTACCGCAGCCCTTGCAGCGAATCCGATTGGCGCGCTTATTGTGGGCATTACCGCAGCAACCGCCGCAATTACTTTGTTTGGCGACCAAATCGCCGTAACTTCCGACGGTGCCGTTTCGCTTAAAGATATTTTCCGAACTGTTTTTGCGTATATTGGCGACGCTGTTACGTTCGTTACCGACTTGTTTAAATCGGCTTGGGAAACGGCCTTTGCATGGATTAAGGAAGCGACAAACGGTTGGGGTTCGCAGTTTGCCAGCGTCGGCGATATGGTCGTAAGCATCGTAAAAGCCGTCGGTAATTTTTATATCGCAACTTGGGTCGGCGCATTCAAAGCAATCAAGGTTATTTGGGAAAAGTTCCCCGAAGTTATGCAATACGTTTTCGCGTCGGTCGTCAATTTTGGCGCAACTGCCGTCGAAACCGTTGTTAATGCTTGGCAAATCGGCTTGCGTAAGATTGCGCAGCTTGGGGCCGAAGTTGCGCCGGATATGGCCGGGCGTTTGAATGCTGCGCTTGATGCTGCGACGATTAAGCTTCCGCGAATGGAAGTAAGCCAAGGCGCGAAGGATGCCGCCGCCGAAGTTGGCAAGGCATTTACCGACGCATTTAATAAAGACTATTTGGGCGACGCCGGTAACGCATTTATGAAGCGCGCCCGCCAAATTGCAGCCGAACGCAAAGCCGCCGCAGGTTCCGCAACCGGCAATCTTCGCGGCAATGGCCCGAACTTGACGCCAGCCGATACGGATTCGAAAGCCGCCAAGGCTGCGGAAAAACGCGCCCTTGCGTTGTCGAAAATCAATGCCGAACTAGACAACGAATTGTCGCGTATGTATATGTTGAAACCGGAACGCGAAGCGCAAGCCCGGTTTGACCAAATCGAAGAACAGTTGTTGGGTAAGAAAATCAAACTTGCCCAAGACGAAGCCGCGTCGATTAAAGCGAAGATTAAAGCGATTCAGGAAGCCAAGGATATTCAACAGGCTTACGACGCTATTTACGAAGAAGCCGTAGGCCAGCAGCGCGAATATAACGCCAATCTTACCGCAGCGCAAAAGCTGTTGTCGCAAGGCGCTATTTCGCAAGATCAATATAACCGGGCTGTTACGAAGGCTTCGGAAGCTTACGCGAATTCGCAAGACCCTTTGCGCCAATACAACAAAGATTTGCAGCAACAACAAACCTTGCTTCAAATGTTGCCGAAGCAACGCGAAGTCGAACAGCAAATTATGCAAATCGGTAACGACCTTTTGCAAAAAGGCATCGTACTTACGCAAGCCGAAATTGCCGCGCTTCGCGAAAAGCTTATGGTTATCCAACAGCTTAACGGCGTTTCGCAGCAAGAAGCCGCATTGATGGATGCAAGCGTAAATAAGCGCCAACAGTTTATCGACCAAATGACCGCAATTAAAAACCTTCGCGGAAATCCGCAAAGCGGTTTTACCGCTGGCGACCAAGCGAACGCGGTTACGTCGCAACTTGGCGGCATGGGTCTTGATACTTCGAACCTTCAAGTTCAACAAGAAGCGAACTTGGCGAATTATCAAAATATGTATGACCAAATTGAAGTAATGCGGCAACAAGACTTGATTAACGAAAACGACGCCGCCGCGTTGCGTATGCAAATTTGGGCGCAGCAACAAAGTTCGCAGCTTAACACGGCTTCTAATTTCTTCGGTCAATTGTCGCAGCTTCAAAAGTCGAAGAATAAGGAACTTGGGGCAATCGGCAAAGCCGCCGCGATTACGCAAGCTGTTATCCAAACTTACCAATCGGCAACCGGCGCTTATGCCGCGATGGCTTCAATTCCTTACGTCGGCCCGGCGTTGGGCGCAGCCGCCGCAGCCGCAGCGATTGCCGCAGGTATGGCAAACGTTGCGCAAATCCGTTCGCAATCGACCGGATATAAAACGGGCGGCTATACCGGAAATATTGGCGTTAATGAAGTTGCGGGCGTCGTGCATGGAAAAGAATACGTCATGGACGCGAACGCTACCGCACGAATCGGCGTCGCAAACTTGCAGGCTTTGCAGAATGGCGCGGCTAGTGTTCAAGCAAACAGCGCAAGCGCAGGCGCTGCGGCCCCGGCAAGCGCCCCGGCTGCGGCAAGCAGCGCAAAGGCTGGCGGTAGTGTGGGCAACACAACAAACCTTCGCATCGTTAATACGCTAGACCCTGCTTTGGTCGGCGAATACTTGGCTTCACCGGAAGGCGAACAAGTCTTTATAAATACGATTCGCCGAAATGCGAATTCGGTAAAACAGGCGGTTAATAATGGCTAAAATTACGACAAGCCTTTACGGCGAACTTGCGATTCTTCCACATCCAGCCGAAGCGCCGGTTAAAGAAAATTTGGAATTTCTAACCGATGTTATGCAAGCTTACGACGGAACGGAACAACGTTTGCAGCTTAGAACAAAAGCGCGGCAAACTTTTTCTTATAAAGTGCCGTTGCAAGCTTGGCATTTAGCTTCGTCTTTTAATACGGCATACGGTGCAATTCGCGACCGTTGGGCCGTTCCCATTTGGTCGGAAGGGCAGTTTATCGGAAATATTGCAAGCGGTGCAATTTCAATTGCTTGCAATACTACGTTTTATGACATTAGGGCGAATTCGCTTGCGATGATTTACGGCGGTTATGATAATTGGCAAATCGTTCAAATTGGAACCGTCGGGCCTACTGTTGCAAACTTGGCTTCTAGCGTTTCGGAAGTTTCTTCGGCTTGGCTGATTCCTATTCGAATCGGAAGAATACCGGGAAACATTGCGAAGCCCACAAATGGAAATGTCGGGCGGGTTGAAATTGATTTTGAAATTGAAGACGCTTTAAGTTTCGTTCCCGAAGCCCCTTCGCAATATCTTTCAAAGGATATTTATTACGAAGCCCCTTTGCTATCCGATTCAATGGCCGATAATTCAGTTTCAAAACGTCTTGATTTGGTCGATTATTCATTGGGGCCGAAGGCTTATCGTTCGCCTTGGTTAAATTCGCAATACGGAAGGCCGTATTTTGTTTCACTGGAAGAAAGAAGCGACATATATGAATTTAAAAAGTTCGTATATAGAAGGGCCGGAAAGTTTCGCGAATTTTACATGCCTTCGCATGAAGTTAATTTGCGAATCAGAAACGAATCTACAATTACGAATACTCTTCTTGTCGATTCCGACAGTTTTTTAGATTACGCTTCGTCGCGAACTAAAATTGCAGTTCAAAAAATCGACGGTTCTTGGCTACTGCGCACTATTTCAAACCCTGTTCAGATAATTGGAAACAGGCTACAATTTACGTTGTCGTCTTCGTTGAATTTGAACCCTAGCGAAATTGTAAGGGTTTCGTATTTGGGCGAATATCGAATGGAAGCCGACAGAATCGAACTAAGTTGGGAAACAGGCGGTCGGCTTGAATGCGATTTTAGAATATTGGAGTTATCCGCATGAGTCCGAAAGAACTTTATAGATTCGTCGAAGGTGAAACGGTTTGGAACTTCACAAGCGCCGATGAAAACGAAGAATATAACGGCGAACTTTATGTTTCTTCTGCAATTGGAAGAAATGAAGTCGAATCTAAAAACGAACTGTCGCGCGCGAATATTGAAATTTCTTTTTCGATTGATGATGCCTTTGCAAGACGCTATTTAAAAAGCGTAATCGACGAAGTTGTTACGCTTACGATTTTCAGAAAAGAAAGCGACGGTACAGTTTCCGTAGTTTGGAAGGGTCGGCTTTCTTCACTAAAGCCGAATATTGCCGAAATTGTTTTGGTCTTCGAATCAGTTTTTACGTCGCTTCGTCGCCCCGGTCTTAGGATTCGCTATCAAAGGTCTTGCCCGCATACGCTTTATGGCAAAGGCTGCACTTTAATCAAAGAAGATTTCGGCGTAACTGGCGTCGTTACTAACTATGAAAAGAACGTAGTAAAAATGCCAGTTGCCGCTAATTATCCATCGGGTTATTTTACCGCTGGAATAATCGAAGCGCCAGATGGAAGTTTGCGATTTATAACGAAT